CCCCACTCAAAGAGAGTTCAAAGGGCTCTAGCATCTTGCAAGAATCTCCCGCGTCAATCCCGTTATAATAGAAAACGGTAAAACCTCCTCTCGAATGTCCTTCGGGCAAACAAGAGAGGAGGGACATGCTGGGATATCAGGCGAAGAGCTAGAGTCCAATCTCCGGGCTCCGGTGGCAGCATCGCCAACCGAATAGGTCCTGCTTGCGTAGACCTTTGCAAGCTTGTCGACCGGGTAGTCGACTCCTCGCCGATACAAGTCACGAAATTCTTTTTCAAGGAATCCCTTTGACTTTCTCCGTAATTCGCGATACTCTGCGAAACGGCACTCCGTCCTCAACTGATTGAACTTCAGTCTGATGGAGAGCTGCTGAGCACGAGAATTATGCGTAAGAGACGTTGGATCGTTAACAGAATCAACTGGTCCAACAATATCGGAATTGCCTATTGCATCAAAGACCTCAGGCTTAGACACTGTAGGTTTCAAGAGCAAATAGCACGAGGCCACGTCCGCGTCCCCAATACCCTCAACCAACCCGAATCCACCCCAGCCAACACCGTTCCAAACAGAGAGAGGGGCGGGTAAGCAAGCAGTTTCCTGAAGCTTCCCACCCAAATCCTCTAACTGTTGGATATAAACGGCTTTGGCCTTCGGAATCCAGGAGGAGGGCAAGTAACCGATTTTCTTCCACTGGTCTTTATGTCTAGTGGCACAATCGGATAATGAGGGTTCGTTCTGCTCGTACACACACTTCTTCATAGAAAAGGCATTGCCATAATTGAAATAAGGCAAGGAATCCCCGAAGAAGCAATTAGCACGCCCATAGCAGTCGACGACCCACACGGGACGTCGAGTCTGGGAGTTCATCTGCGCAAACTCACGACTAAAAAAGCTCTTACCGACGCTTTCCTGCCATCCAACCTCTGAAATCGCCCAACTCCACCAATTATACAATGCAACATCGCCGCGGGCAACAAAGTCATCCCCATTAATTAACATGGGACATTCGCTAAGTAGAAACTTGCGATTGTAAGCCTTTTCAAAGGCGAAACGACCTATTGCCGCGTTGATTATGCAAAGAATAGGAAAGGAGAGGGGTGAACCCATCAGCTGGCCATGACTCTGGACGATTTCCACCGCACCCTCCGGCCAATGCGAAGGACAACCTGCGGGTCGGATCCTCTGAGCACCCAGCCCCTTATTAATAAGAGGCCAGTCGCTAGGGTCCCACAGGGCCTGAGTGGCAACAGTTGTACAGTCCATATGAACCTCATTAGTTGAGGCCTTGTAATCTCCTGAAATAAACCAACTATTCGACCAAGGCTGAAATCGCACACTGCGTGAATCAACCGAGGTAGGAATGTAGGAATCTCCAGGAAGAGGTCTATTCAGGGCATCCGACCAAACTCCAGATGTACTCTCCTTACCCGTCAGAGTGAATGTACTAAGCTCTTCACAGTCACATTGGCCATTTACACAGCCAAGGCGTTCACATTCTATTGTATGGATTTCTTCCTTACAAG